GGCGCGGTGAAAGTAGGCAACGACTACTACCCTCTCAACGGGTACTTGATTGCTTCCGCGTACCTCGCAACAGGAGTAACCATCACCGAGCGGATTTCCTCTCGTGTGATTGCGAAAGGCATCCCCTATACCGATTACGTGGACGCTACTACGAGCATCCCTTTGGGGGCAACACAGGCCACGACCATCACGGCTCTCAACACGATTTTCAACGCGGTAGGTGACTCGGGACTCGAAGTAGAGAACCTCGACGACGTAACCCTCACAAGCCTTGTGACGAACCAAGTCCTCGTATACAACGCGGCAATAGGGCAATGGGTCAACGTCGACCTACCCGCCAACACAGCCATCGAGGACAACGCGGGTACGCCACAGCTCGCCACGGGAATCACCCAAGCGGAGATGCAGTCCGTCTTGAACGTAGACCCAGCGGGAACGGACAACTCAACGGACGTTTCAATCAACGCGAACGCCAACGACGTTTTGCGTATGGCTCCGGGGCAAATTCTGGGTTCTCAAGATGCAGGAGCCGACAAACTCGTCTTTTGGGACGACTCCGACAACAAGCTGACCTACGCCACGATTGGAACAAACCTCACCATGACCGGGACGACGCTCAGCGCCTCGGGCGGAGGTGGGGGAGGCGGTGGTAGTGCGGGCGGTAATTTCATGATCACAGGCTTCACTACAAGCACAACGCAACAATGGTATGGGCTCTATCTGCCTTATGCAAACAACGTGCGCACGTCAGGAAGTTGGCAGCACTACCAAATCTATCACATGCCAGCGGACGGGAGTTTTGACAATTTTAGTATGCACGTACAAGGAAATTGTCAGATAGAATTTGGTATCAACGTCAACCCGCAAAATGCTCCCAACGACCAAACGGATGGAACGCAGTACAACTACAAACAACTCTCGCCGACTGGCACAAATCACACCTCGAACTACAGCCCTACTACGTGGACGTTTTCAGCGGGCGACGAGATAGGGTTCGGTTTTAGAAACGTGAGTGGAGGAACGCCCTTTTACATCACCTTCAACGTCTGTTTCACATTCAACTAATGCACACAAAATTTACTCCCGAACAACTCGAAGGTGAGTACTTCACCGCCAACGATCTTGCAGTAGCCATCAACGAGCTGTGCGAAGCAATCGAATCTCTTGAAGCACAAGTCGCAAACCTTAATCCTTCCAAATAATGGACTTTATTCTTGAAAACTGGGCTGAAATCGCCCTCGCTGTAATCGCTGCCGCTGGCACGATCACGGCACTCACCGAAACGACCAAAGACGACAACTTCGTCGATTTGGTGAAGCGCATCTTGCAAGCCATCATCCTCGGTAAAAGCAAATGAACCTGACGGACTTTGAGAAGGTACTCGGCAGGTTTGCCGAAGACGTCAACAACGCAGCCAAGCGTGAGCTCGGCTCGCGTAAGATTGGCAAGAACCGCTCCTACGGGGTGGCTTCGCGTAGCCTTCAAAAGTCCCTCACCTATTCGCTCAAGGGGGGGAGGGTCTCTTTCGGCTCTCCCCTGCCTTATGCGGCGTTCATCCATTGGGGCGTGAATGGGACACGTAAGAACCGCAACGCGCCCTATTCGTTCAAGTACGAGAACCCCAGCAGCAAGCACGTAGATTCAATCGTGCAATGGATGAAAGACAAGCCCGTCCGCCTGCAAGCCGTAGGCGGCGGGTTCATCAAAAAGAAAGGGCCACGAGGTGGCGACCGAGTCCGTAGTGCCGCCTACCTCATCGCTCGAAGCATCAAGAGGAAAGGTATCGAAGGGCTGCGGTACTACACCGTCGCTCTCGAATCCATCGTCCCACAATACCAAGCCGAACTCGGCCAAGCCCTCGCTCAAGACCTGCTCCGCTCGTTGGAGTTTAAGTCAGGAAACATCACTATCAAGCCCAAGTAATGGCCTTTCAATTACTCTCTTCTCCAACAGAAGCCCCTTTCCCTTGGCGTCAGCGTGCCCAGCTGCGATGGAGGGACACCGCCGCAACTATTGACACGTGGCTCGTAGAGATGTACGTTGTGAATATGGCCGGGACGGTTGGGGCCAACCCTATTGCCACGGCTTACGTGGCTTCAAACACCCCTTCTAGCAACGACGCCACACTCAACATGGAGACGTGGACGGCTTCAAGTCAAGGTTTCTATGCGCCGTATTTGACTTTCACGGCAGCAAATAAACCTACACCGAGCGTTGAAGCTATCTCCGTCTTTTATCAAAATACCTACGGGGTGCAGTTTCAATTCTACTCCGTGACTGGAGGCGTCAAAAGCGCGTTGCAAGGAAGCCACAACTACATCCCCATCTATTACGCCACCAACCAAGGATGGGACTGGTCGCAGGACTTCTCCGACTACTTCCCCGACAGCGCCACAAAAAAGGGATGGATGACAGACAGGGAAGACACGGCGTACATCCGTGTTGACATGGCGCCCGAGGATGAAGGGGCGGCTACCCTCCTTCAGATGGAGAACTACTCCTACGCCTACGACACGGGCAAGGACACCGCCAACTGCGACTGGGACACGGTGAACTATACCGTCTACTATAACGGCACCTCACAAAACGTCCTCAACTTGTCTTTGGCTTCGGTGCCTACAAATTGGGACAGCGCCGCGCAGCATATACCCATCGGCCCGGCTAACATCAACGATAACGCAAATTGGACAATTACCTACGACCTCACCACCCAGCCGTGGGACTACATCCAAATCACACCCAACGACGGAGCCACAAACAACTGCAAGCCCATCAGGGTATATCGCGACTGCCGCCCCATCAAGCACAAGCCCGCGCAGTTGTATTGGATTGGATCGCGTGGCGGAGCTGAAATCCTACGTTTTGACGGAAGGGTGAAAGACAACTACGACGTAGGAGGCCGCGACACGTACACCACAAACCTAGACCTTGAAAGCGGCTTCTCGGGGTTGGGTATCACTGTCGCTGCTGAATTGTGGAGCTACGAACCCGAAAGGGTGCCCCTCCCGTCTACGGGTAAGCGTTCTTTCTCTTTGTCGGAGGACTTCTTCTCTGACGCCGAGAGGGAGCTGTTCAAGTCGGCTATGACAGCCACGTACCTCATGGTGCGGTACGACGGCCAGTGGTACCCCTGCCGCATGAAGACGACGAACTACGCCCACGAGCAAAGCGCCTCGAAGCTCTTGCCTATCTCTTGCGAAGTTGAACTCTTGACCAACCTCAAATGCTGAGCCTCGGCGCACGGACTACCTCGGGCACGTATGCCCGCTTGGAGGGTTATATCAACGAACCCCTCAACTTCACGCTCCAGTTCTCCGACATCGAGAATATCCAAAGCCCGGCGGGTTCGTATTCGCAGACATTCACCATACCCAACACGGCATCCAACCGCTTTCGCTTTGGGGACATCTTTCAGGCTGGATATATCCCGGAAGGAACGCAGAACGGGGACTTGAGAACCACGCTTTTCAAGAAGCGTTTTCCGGCTGCCATCTTGGACAAAGAGTCCCCTATCATCGAGGGGTATATGCAGGTCAAGGGGATGAAGAAGACGGGCGACCGCGAAGACATCGAAGTGGTATTCTTTGCCGACTCGCTGGACATCGCCAAAGCTGTGGGCGACAAGCAGCTCTCCGACCTCGACCTTTCCGCGTACGATCACACGCTCAACGAAAACAACGTCCAACAGTCGTGGTCGGGGCAGCTCTTCTCTGGCAAGGTAATCTACGGCCTTATCGACAAAGGCTTCAACTGGTCGTTTCCTGACAACCCGCCGTGGACGGACACCGACGGACTATGGCAAGGTGAGCTCACCCCTTTTGTACGTGCTCGGACGTTGGTAGACCAAATCTTCTCTGACGCAGGACTTACCTACGTCTCTGACTTCTTCGACACGACCGACTTCGGGAACATCTACCTCCCAGCGTACAACGGGGTCAGTTCACCGAATACGCAAGACCAGACGGATAACACGATGGCCGGAGGTATCAACGCCGACTTGTTAGGCCCAAAGACGCTGCGAGTGCTTCCGGTGCGTGACGACATCTCCCAAGGTGTTGACGCCTCCAGCAATTTCAGCAACACGACAAACGCATACACGGCACCTTTCACGGCTCGCTATTCGGTACGTATCCACACGGTGTGGAGATTTACGGGAGGAGGTAATATTAAGATTCACCTGTACAAAAACGGCTCTCTTTACGAGACCCTTTTGGACAAGACCAACGCCGCCACCACGGTAAGCGGCTCGCTTGATTTTATCTATGACGGAAACGGCATCGGGACAGGTCTGACGGGCCCTGCTATCTTGCTCGAAAATGGGGACACTCTCCAGTTGTACTACGAGCTCTCCAACTCCAACTGCAAACTCTACGGAGACCTTGGGGGTACGTTGACGCCTGCGGTCGGTCAATTCTACACCAACTCAATGAGCGTCTTTAATGTCTCCCCTGCCCTCTCAGGCTTGGACATTGACCTCGCCTTGAATCTGCCGGAGATCAAACAAATCGACTTCCTGCTCTCGTTGCAAAAGATGTTCAACCTCGTCTTCATCCCGTCGGGTTTAAAAGGGCAACTCATCATCGAGCCGTTCGATGACTACTTCGCCACAGGCGACGAGCTCAACTGGGACGAGAGGGTACACCGCGACAAGACGATTTCCCTGTATCCCACCACCGATATACAGGCCCGACGTTATGACTGGACGTATCGGGAGGGGTTGGACTTCATCAGTGATGCCGTACAGAAAAGCCTCGACAGGGTATATGGCGCTTACCGCGTCCTCGATCCCGACAACGACTTCGCCACGGGTGAAAAGTCCATCCAAACCCAAGTCGGAAACTACGTTATCTCCCTCATCCCGGGGTCAGGTTTTCCTATCCACCGGAGCCTTCAGTCCGACGGCAGCGCAGTAGGCAAGCCTTTGCCCATGCTCGCGTATTGGGGAGGGGTTGTTACGACGTTTGGGGAGTGGTACATTAGAAACGACGCGGGAACAACGATTGGGCCTTCTACCTACTTTCCTCTTTTCTCTCCCTACTCTGCGGACTACCCCACCCTCACCGACAACGATTTGAATTTCGGGATGGAGGCGAGCTTTATCCCGCAGGAGTGCAACCCCGTAAACACCCTCTTCTACAAATACTGGAAGGGATATATCCGGGAGCTGTACTCGGAGGAATCGCGTCTGCTCGAATGCACCATCAAGCTCCCGCTCATCGAGGTCATCACGTGGAAGTGGAATAAGAAGGTATATATCAACGGTGCGTGGTGGCGTATCCTTTCGATGACCACCGACCTGAACGGCGACGGAAGCGCCAAGATTAAAGCCCGCAAGATTCAAATTTCGGAGACCGACTGCGCCGACATTCCCACAGGGTACAACGACCGCTACAACTACATCCTGTTTAACAACTCAACGGACATAGCTCCTGACTTTGGCTCGGAAGAGTGCTGCACCAAATACGGGTACCGCTGGGTGAACATCGACGTAGGAGTCCCCGGAGGTGCTTCGCCTATGCAGATTTGCAAACCGCTCAACCAAACAACACAGCCCCAATGAAAGACCCCAAGCACATCATGAGAGGAATAGACCTCTTGCAAGCCTACAAGG